CGCATCCGCGACTGGCGTCCAGGTCGGCTTAGGACTGGCGTGGCGTGAGCCTATCAGATGCCCTGATAGGAAATGAGAAGTCGTATTTTCTCAAAACATCCTGAATGAGCGGAAGAATCCACGGTTTTTCGCGCGGCCCTACGACAATCTCGGTGACCATAGTCGAAAGATTGACGGGGATTCGCACTCCATAGGGTGGGTCGTTCCTCGTGCGTTTATCCACTGGCTCGCGGTCGGGAAATGTTCTTTGGAAAAAGTCGCTCTTGACGTTGCACGAAGCCTCCCAAACGATTACGCGGACTTCAGACTCATGTGAATAGGAGGTATCCTTACGGGCGCACATAACAAGGTGGTTATTGTGCCATGGTGCAGTACCCCAATCAACATACTTAACTTCTCCGATAAATACCTGAATGTCACTAGCAGACAGGGCGCTCTTCAAGAGACCTATGGTGGTCTTGATCGCAACAATGCCACTCCCTTTTCCGTATAAGTCCCACATAGCCATTGATTCGGCGACTCCAGACCTCCAGCAATTGACGTAGGCCGTTTTCCTCATGAACTCATTCATTGCGGTAAACGCTTCGAGCATAGATTTTCCCGGAGACCCAGGGGGCGGTGCTTGAGATCGGCAATGATCTAGCTCCGCATCAGTAAATCTAGCTTCAAGGGGGTCCTCTAATTGGTCCATTCGAGCGAACCAAAGAGTTTTCGAGTCGATTAGTTGGACGAAACGAGCGAAATCCAGATAGCGCCAGAGGACAGTTGTGTCCGATGGAGTAGTAATCCCAGGATGCTCTTCGAATGACATGGAACAATTTTAGGGCATATTGTGGTACACGTTTTTAGGGTAATCGGAAATCGCTCATGCAGTTTTGTTTTTGAGCCCGTTCGAATAGTAGTGCCGTGCATAGTGCGCCCACTGTCCACTGTGAGAGCGAAACGAGAGCGGTGTCAGGCTTGAGTACAACTCTTGTCGCTGTCCAGCGGTTTCCTTCTCTGCCTGTTCTGCCTCTCTGCGTTGCTGTTCATGCTGTCTCTTATTTTTGCGCCATGTCGGCGATGTAATGTAATGTCTCGAAACTCGCATCGATTTATCTATTCCTTTTTAGACAACAAAAAACCAGGGAGCAGAATCCGTGATGGACTCCGCTCCCCAGTGTTGTGTGCGTGATCGGTCACCCGATCTTGAGATTTTTTCTGCTGTAGTTCAACTGCCCTGCGTGACTGCGATCTTTCAAATCGACGAAGCTATCGACGCCAAGGATGACTTGGCCCAACGTTCGGTATGCAGGCTTGCCAGGTGTGCCGATATCGGTAACGAACATGACAAACTCGCCTTCAATCGGCGTCCACCTGATGCCGGTTACGCGGGCTGCATCCTCTGCATCAATCGCGATCTTGTAGGGACCAATTTCGATGGTCTTCTTTTTGAACATGGTGACGGTCTCCTGAGAACAGGCAATGAGGGCAGGCTTGGTTGAACCTGCCCATGCACTGTTGCGGTGTGGCTTAGCTCGCTGCCTGCTTGATCGAGACCAGCGGAGACACGCCAGCGTTCAGCGAGACGCCGCCGATGCGGGACCACAGGAAGAAACCAACCTGAAGCGTATCCGCATAACGCTCGTTCAAACGCAGGATCGATGGTGCACCATCCGTGCGCAGCAAATATGCGCGACTCAAGTCTCCGAACAAGATCGGCGTCGCATTCGCGGCCCCCACATTTGGCATGGCCTGATCAAGCACCACGTCGTACCCGAGCAGCTTGCTGAACGGACCGTCACCTGTCGGATCAGGCGTCCAGAACGGACGACCGAAACCGTCCTTTTGACCCAGCAGATAGCCGCGCGTGGTCGTATTGAATACCCACGCCGTATTCGGATTCAAATAGGCCGCGTCTAGCGCAGCGAACGCATTCGTAATGTCGGTCCAGCCGATGCCGTTCGCCAGCACACTGGTCGTGGTTCCGACCGTAGCCGCGCCAAGCAAGCCATTGGTCGCCTGATTGGGAAGAGTCGTGCCAGCAGAATCTGTACCGAGCGTGACAGCCTTCTCCAGCCCGCGACCGTAACGGAGGGAGAACTTTTCGCGGATGAACGTGTCGAGGTCGAAGTAAGAATCCTGAAGCTCCTCGAACGATACCAAGACCAGTCCCCCGGTCACGGTGTCTACGGAGAGCAGCTTGCTCTGGAAAGACGGGTCGGTCTCAGCCGGGGATGAGGTACCCTCCGTACCAAGCAACGTCAGACCGTTCGCGGTATCGTTGTCGAGCGATACCTTGATCGGCGCTCCGTTGTTGTTAGTGACCCTCTGGCGAACACGCTGGGCAATCGGTCCATAGAACTTGACTGCATCGATCAACTCGGCGTTGAACATCTGCGGGATGAGAGCGCCGCCTGTTGCATCACTGGTCGTGAGAAGATCGCGATATTCTGCATCGACGGCGTGAATGCTGCCCCGGAGACTGTATTGCTGAAATGCTTTGTTGAACTTCTTCTTGCGCTCCTCAACAGGCAGGCTGTCGAAGCTGGCATCAGCACCAGGAGCCGGACGCGGCGAACGTTCGAAGGACCGACCTTCTGCCTCGCGTGTAGCGACGGATTCCAGTCGCCTGATGTCCGCTTCAATCGCGATGACTTCAGCGTCCATTTTGTCGAAGGCAGAACGGCTCTCAGTGTTGAAACCCTTCAGGGAAAGTTCCTGCATCTTGGTCAAAAGCGAATTACGCTTTTCTTTAAGGTCTGTAAGTTGCATTAATCTATGCGTTTCTTTCTCCACATGTGTGTGGGGAGTGAGCAGACACACTTCTGCGCAGAGCAGCAAAGAGGCTGCCGCGATAGGTGTCTAAGTTGTCAGCGGGGTGAACTTCAGATCAGCAGGAAGGCTGGCGAAGGTCGTAGAAATGGAAAAGGCCGCAAAACCTCACGAAGAGGCGCGGCCTTGAGTAGCGCAAACTGGTTTGAATGCTTCTGCTACTAAAACTCTAGGTATTCATTTTGTGTGCGAACAGACTGCGAACGCGGAGAGAGTCACTGCGTTGTTCGTCCTGCATTGGACACGCCTCGCAGTCTTCATCTTCGCAGTTTTCATCGTTGCAGTTGGCGCAGTCGTCATCCATGCACGCTTTGCATTCACACTCGCACTCATCTGGGTCAGGATCGTCGAGGCTTTCATCGTCATCGTCGTCCGCATCGCGGAGTTTTAACTTACTGCGAATCTCGGTGGGCATCGTGCGCAGGTTCGCGCTCGTTTGTGAGTAGGCAGGATTACCAACGATGGAGACTTCGATGAGGTCGCATTGAATCTGTTCCCTAATGACCAGTTCGTTTTCCTCAACCCAGTTATCTTCCATGGAGAAGAATCCAATCGACATTTGATGCAGATCACCGCGCTCCATGAGAACGATCAGATCGGATGCGAGCGTTGTGTTGGGCAGAGTGACAGAAAATTTCAAACCGGCGTCATCTTCAGAGACTTGCAGTGTGCCTGAAGATCGCCTGCCCAGAATCTGATTTGGGTCATGACCGAAATAGCAAAAACATCACCGTTGTATCCGCCGTTGGCGAGCGATGCCGCGAACGCACCAGGGCGAACACGTTCTCGCCATCCTCGGAAATCACCGGACAGTGAGTTGAAAACCGACGCATAGCCGGTCACCGTGCGGCTGCCGTCAGCGTTCGATCTAATCTCAAATTTTTATTTGGGTAGGGAGACGCGTGTCTCCTTTTGAGGCTGCTGAGAGCCTTTGCGTCTATTCATCTGACTTCCTTTATGTATGGATGAGCGTAACTACTGGACAACAAAGATGTCATCGTCATCGTCTTCGATAGGCTGCTCAGGTTCGGGAGCATGGATACTGCCTCGACTGGATGGATTGAAACCGAATAAACGACCGGCTGCCATCATCGCTGCGCGTTCATCCTTCGCGACAGCTACGGCAGGATGTTTCTTCCAACGGTAGCTGGTGACGTTTCCACTGCGGGTCAGGATCGGCTCTTTGATCATCTGGCCTTCTTGCTCGACGATCTCTTCTGCTGTGCGCCAGCGTGCGTATGCGACGCAATACGCGGCGAGTGCGGCCTGATCCGTCGCCTTCAGCAGATCAAGGTGCTTGAACTCGACGACGATGCGTTTCCACTCCTGTTTCGCCAAGGGATGCAGCCAGTCAGGGCAGCGCGGCTTGCCTCCAAATTTGGGTTCGTTCTTGTTGAGTGCGCGCTTGCCGGGGTTGCCATGCAATAGTTGGACGGCTAACGGTTTTCTTGGATTCGGCATTGAAGAGGTTCCGTTCTGTAAGTTAAATTGAGGTGTTCAGAGTGAAAAGCACACGGCTATGCTGGATGATCCGCAGCACGATCTATCACGAATACGCAAGTCTCTGCGGGCGATGAAAATCGCGGTTGTTGTGCTACCTCTGTTCTTGATCTATGGGCTATGGGATACTCGCGGCGGCCTTCTCTACCCTCGCCTCGCCGGTGCAAGCGTGAATATTTTCCTTACTGGCTGTTGCCTCTGGGCAATTCGTAAAGGGCAGAAGGTGCTTCGCGAAAAGGACCAGTCCGGAAAGCCGTAACCCTCAGTGACATCAAATTTTGCGAACTGCGTGACACAAAAATCGCGAACTGCGGCGGTGTGATTTTGAGTGGCCGACGCTCCGCAAAGTTGAAATCGTTTGAATCTCATCGACCCCATATGCCCATTGCTGTCAACAACTTGCAACCACGCTATCGCAAGTGGTCGTCACGAGATGAACGCGTAACTAAAACCTCGATTCGCGGGTGAAACGACGTTCAATGAAAAGGCTTGCTGCCCCGAGTTGCCGTTGCTGTCGGTGACCTGAATCGTGAACAAGCTGCTGCCCAGAACCGTTGCGGTTCCTGAGATCACACCTGTTGACGTGTCGAGGGACAGACCTGTTGGTAAACTGCCAGCAGCAATCGCATAGGTGTATGGACCAACACCGCCGCTGACACCAACGCTCTGTGAGTAAGGAATGTTGATCGTGGCATTGGGAAATGTGCCAACAGGTACAGGATTAATGGACGCAGGCGAGATGATCGACACTGTGAACGTCTTGTTCGAAGAACCAACCGCGTTCGTTGCCGTGAGCGTAAAGGTGAAAGTGCCTGCAGCGGTGGGAGTTCCACTCAACTGTCCGATGTCATCAGATACGTTCGACAGCGTCAGCCCCGGTGGTAGCGAGCCGCTCGCCAACGTGTAAGTTGTTGGCGAAGTTGCTGGGCTTAAATCCCACGCCTGCGTGTAGGCTAGGCCGACCACTCCAGTAACGAAAGCAAATGACGGCCAAGACGGGGCAATGCTGCTGAAGAAGACGACGCCATATGCAACCACCTTGGATATGTAAACACCCGGACTACGGGCAAGGACGCCGAAGCTGTTCAGCTTAGTTGCGCTTACACCAGGCTCGTTTTGTAGGACTGCGACGGCGTTTAGCTTGCTGGCATTAACACCAGTGTTTATCGCCATACGCTAGGTGCTCGATTGCATATCGAGTTGAAGAGGCGCTGTAATGTCGGTCGTAGTAAACGCCACACCTGTCAGGGGATTGATGGAGTCGAGTTGCTCATAAGTCGTATAGCCCACTCCCACTCCTAGTGTTTTGTCCGCTCCTGTTCCAAACGCAGGAGAGCCAGTGCCTTTATAGCCGAGCTTTACTGCGGTAGGCACGCCGCCTGCACCTGCAGCCATCCGTGCTGAAATCTTGACAGCCGCGAGGGTGATGCCCGAAATCGGAAATGAATCGGTGACCTGGTATTGTTGATCCTGCCCAGTAGCATTCGTGAACGCTGGATTGGCGTCACTGAACGAGACACCATTGATGTTGCTGAATGTTCCTGTCCACTGATCTGTGGTGCCAGCGCCGTTCACAGCCAAGGTGACAAGGCCGGGATAGTTGCGCGTATCCGTACTAGCGACAATCAGTTCAGAAACTGCCATACGCGTACCACCGGGGCAGACAATCCCTACTGAATCCAACGTGGTCACACCCGTAATCGCGGAGTTGCCCGTATAGCTGCAATACAAACCACCATTGACATACAAATTCAACGTCGAACTGGTTCCGTAGTTGACGACCTGAAGATCACACCTGGTTAGAGAACCCTGGTTGCCGACAAAGAGGTCATAACTTCCAACTGCGAGCTGTGTGAACGTCGTTCCGTTCCACATTGCGATGCATAAACGCTGGGCTGACGAGCTGCCGGATGCGATCCAGATGCCGGAATTGTTACCTGACGCATTGTTCACTAAGCCACAAAGGAGTGCGCTTGTTAGTCCGTCATCGCTATTAAACAATTGAACGGACAGCCACGCCGACGTTACGCCGCCGCCAGAGAATGAGTTTGACCATCCTCCCGTACTGCCGGGAGCGCCTAATGAGCATCTGGCAAAACCGCTACGGAAAGTAGACCCGCTTGTGTTCGCATTCAGCGGAATTCCGTTCGGAAAATCTATGTCTTCTCCACCACACCACAAAATTGACATCGTTAGTTGGTCTCCGTGATTGCGAGCCGGTTTCGCAATTCAATGTGTCCTGCTATCAACTCTCGGACCATGGTCAGTTGCGTAGTGAGTTTTTCCATGGTCAGTTCGTGAATTTGTTCGAGGCGGGCTAACGTTAGCAATTCCGCCTCGATTTCTTGTTGAGTCATTCTGTTCCTTATCAAATGATCTAGTGTCGAGTGGAAGGTGTTCGTGATCTGTGTTCATTCATGGACTTGATCGTGTTCGCGCTGATCTTCGGCGCTGCCTGTTTCATGTACGCATCGATCAATGCGACCGTCTGTGCGGGATCGTTAGAACCGCGAGCATCAATATTCCAAGTGTGGTTGTCGCCGAGACCGTTCTTGAGTTTGCTGTTGGGAACAACCGCACCGGCTGAAGGCGGGATGAAGACTTCTGGTCCCTTTTCACCAACAATCGACGGCATGCCGGGGATTGTTGCATCGGTCCCATCGGCAAACATCGGGAGGAGTAGCTTGGCTGCTGACCCCATCACTGAACCGACAGCGTTACCGGCTGCGCTTGCTGACGTCGCTGAGGTGTGACCAAGGAGATCAGTTAATTCATTGCTCGCACTGTTTGCGCCACTTGAAATGCCGCTGACGATTCGCACGTACCAGGGATTCGATTGCGTGCCATCTGGCTTGCCGAGACCGAGACCTTTCATCAGAGCAGACTCGCCTTTTTGCAGGCCAGTTTTAGCCAGCGAATTGCCGATGCCACGAAACGCACCAGAGAACTGATTGCGGACATCGTGTGATCCACGCTGATGATGCTCTGTCAGAACGTTCGCAGCCACTGAGTTGAGCGTACTGACAACTTCATTGAACGTGTCGGCCATCTGCTGAGCAGCCGAAACAGTATCGCGGGCCATCTGGTTCATTACGACCTTGAGACCGTCCATCATACTGCCGACAGCTAACGTCGCCTTGTCTTGAGCTTCGTTGAACTGCATCCAAGCCTCTTTGTCAGCAGCTAGGACAGCAGTGAAGTCTATCGCCTTGCCGTGGGCAATAGCGGCTGCAGATGCATCGTTGATTGCCTGTATCTGGTCACGATAGTTCTGAATCAGATTGAAGCTGTTCGCTCGTTCGAGATCAGCATTCTGTTTATCTGCATCTGATCTTCGTTGTGCTGCTGCCAACTGTTCGTTCAGGGCATCCGTATTCGTGTCTCCACGATTCGTGAAGTCTTGCCGGATCGCGGCTTGCTCGTTCGCGAGTTGCGCCTGACGCCTTGCTTCTGCCCCCTGCAGGATCGCAGCATTCAACCTGCTCTGTGCCTCGATCTGAAGTTGTGTGTTGCCGAGCGAACGGCCATCTTCTGTGCGATTCTCCGCGTTCAATTGAGCGCGAATCTCGGCAGACCGTTTGTCAGCGTCCGCCCGCATGTTTGGATCGTCTTGCCAGTGAGCGCCGCCGATGCGTTGCATTTCCTGATTGACCTGGGCAGCAACTGCCGCGTCTTGCATTGCCTGTGCGCTCTTGCCAATCGCAGCGGCCATTGCCAAGTGTTCCTGAATGGCTTGCGCAGCCGTTTGCGATAGGTCATACAGGGCTTGCCGATACTTGGTAGCAGCTTCGGCGTTGACCTCCGTAGTGATCGAGAGGTGTGCAGATGCTTCAGCCGCAGCCCGCATCGACGGAGTCAGCTTATCCAGGTTAAACTTTTCGTCGGCAAGGAACGTGTTGTATTTTTCCAGAATCTCGGAGTCACGCTGTTGCTGTGGGTTCGCTCCGACCAACGCCATGGCACGCTGAGCAGCGTTCGCTTTCTCGACTAGATCAGCGAGCTTTTTGGCGAGTTCGTCTGGTTTCGCCTCTTGATCCAACGGAGAAAGGTCTTTCTTCGCGCCGGTCTGACTTTCATCGACCGTCTTCGACATGTCGATGCGACGCGAATTGTCCCACGGTGTTTTCGGTCGCTCACTCTTGAGGATGCCAGCGACATCACCATAGAACTTTTGCGATGCGCCTTTGAAGCCCGCAATCATCTGCAGCCAGTTGTAAAAGTTCTTGGCGCTGCTTCCTGCTTCCTCCGCCTCTGCTTTTTGTATCTCCCACCATGAAGCGCCCGTATCTTTGGAGAGCGCCTGATAGTCGGAGATACTCTTGATCGCCATGCCAAATTCGTAGGCTGCTCCAGCCGCAGCGGTCGCGATGGGAACAGTCGCGGCCAATGTCGCCATCAAGCCACGGATGGCAGTCAGCGCATCGCTGAGAGCAAGACTCGCCGTGGCTGCAACGCCTTCACTCGCAGCCAATCCGCCGAGCGCGGTAGCGTAATCGCGTGCGCCAGCCGCAACAGGTGCCAGCACGTTGCCCAGGCGACGGATGCCCAATAGGTTGCCGGTTAGGTTGACGCCAGCGATGCCCAGCTTGCTGAGAACGTCGCCTGTGGATGCAGCCGATGCGATCATGGGGCCAAACATGCCGCCTAGACGAATCGCTATCAATGCCTCGATCACGTGTTGGACCTGATTGAAATGACTGACGAGGAATTCAAGAGCGTCACCAGCCATCGTCACGCCGTGGGCAATCTCTGCTCCGATCTGCTCTACCTTCGACATGTTATCTGTGCTGGACATAAAAGTGACGATCTTCTGTGCAAGCTGATCGAGGGCAGGTGACACCTGGGAAAGCAGACGGACACTGAGTCCGAGGCCTGCCTCTTGCATTTCAATAAGAGAGTCATGCAGCTTGCGAGCGCCGTCCGCTGTCTGTTCGCTGAACACAACGCCGAGCTTTTGCGCTGTCGCACTGGTCTCATCGAACCTGTTCGCGAGTACCCTCATCAACTCAGCGGCCTGAGCACCAGAGCGGCCCATGATGAGCATCTCGATGCCAGTCTTTGCCACGGTGTCTTTGGCTAGGTTGAGCGACTTCGCCACATCAAGGGCAATCTGATCAGCAGTGCGAAAATGACCGTTCGCGTCTGTGACATTGACGCCGAGTTCTTTGTACGCGGCTGCAGCTTGCTTGTTACCGGAAGCTGCCTCGAAAGAGCTACGGCCGATGCGAGTCAAGACCATTGCAAGGTCTTCGACTGGGAGACCGGCTGTCTTCGCCGCGTATGCCATTTTGCTGAAGGCTTCCATGGAGACGCCTGACTGTTGCGCCATCTTCTGCATGGCGAACACGGTGTCTTCTGTACGGTCGATGAGCAGACCAAGAGCGCCGATAGCGGAGCCGGTCGCTGCCGTGACAGCAGCGCCCATGATCTCGAATGACTTTTGGATGTTGCGCGAACTGTTCATCGCGATCTGCGATGCTTTCGTCATGTCGCTTTGAAAACTAGCCGTTTCTGCCTGCAATGAAATCGAAATTGCGCCGATGCGAATAGAAATTTTGCACGTCCAAATCTACGCGCCATCCGGCGCTGTAATGTATGTCTGAGAAAAAGAGGGACAACCCGGCAAGACCTGGGTGGATGTCCCCAAAAACTTATAGCTGATGATGTGGCGTTAACTGCGAAACAACGACTGGCTTGAAGGGCGCTGGCACTGCTGCGATAAAATCCTCAGCGAACATGTTTGAGTTCGCCCAGTTCACCAACGTAAGCAGTCCACCGTGATCTTTATCGACGAAAACAATATCGAACTTGTCGAAAAACCTGATTAGCTCTGATTTGAAATCCTTCCCGATTTTCGTCGATATGTCATCACCCCTCAGTAGCGATTTGACAGTCGGACCGAACCTTGCATTTCGTGTCGCCACGTGAATTCGCAGCTTCTTGTGCGGGTCTGCCTCTACAAGTTCGATGGTTCGCCGAGATATAGAACGCAAGGCTGCGATCAAAGCAATGATGAGAAGCATGCGATACGAAGCGTCACCATTGATGCGCCCTGCGGTTTGCGTGCTGCGCCCATTCCGAGGGGCGACCAAGTTGGCCCATATACCGCGGTGCTGATCTGCAACAATGCGAATTTTTATATGTTCGTCGTTAAACTGCATCGGCCAGCGCCTCCACAACAAACGCCTTTGCGATCTCGACAGCGCCAACGCGCATGAACTCCGTCAATTCATCAGAGAGCAACCGCGTTGCACGTCCGATCTTGACCGGCTTCAAATGTCCACCAGTTATCAGGTTCCAAACCGTTCGCTCGCTGACTTGCAAAATCTCGGCGGCCTGTCGCGTCGTCATCAAAACGATCTGAGTTGCGGGCAAGTGACTGTAGTT